TTATATAGCTTTTAAATATTCAGTTTCTATTACATCAGTAGATTCAGTGTCTACATCATTTTTCTTAAAACACTTTCTTTCCCATTTTTTAACTTCGATTGTTAAGTATCGTTTTACAGCACCAGGTGTGTTACCAAATGCAGGGGCAGGGAAAGGGACGCCCCAAGGTGTCATAATTTCCCAGCGACTTAATGTTCGCTTGCTAATATTGTACTTCTTACAAATAGCATTTGATGTCAAATATTTCTCCATCTCATGCCTCCATACTTTCCGCTTTATTTTTCAATTGATGATATTCCTCTAAAACACCTTTGGTTATTTCCCAGACTTGTTCAGGTGTTCATTTCTCCCATGGTTGCATTAGTTTCAATTCGCAAAGTCCGCCATATAACTTTCGCGCTAGCTTTTCAAAACGATCTTTCCTAACAATATTGCCTTCTGAATCAAATTCGAAATGCTCAGGCTTTATCATTGGGTCTTGGAATTCTGGTCTGCGTAAATCAAATTCTGTCACTTCTTTACTCATCCCACAGCTCCCGAGTTGCCATTGACTAATTGCTCGATAAATTCAGCCAATTCGTTAGCACCAACTACAAATTCTTCTCCATCTAATTCCATTGCTTGATTTGATTTAACAGCTAGATTCTTATGAAATTCAAAATGAAATTAAGACAAGATTCTTAAGAAAAGCTTTTGACGAATTGAAAGTAAGTGGATTAATCTTTATAGGTGCAATTCTTACGATTTTAATTAGTTACTTTATGAGGTAAAAATGAGTGATCGGAAACCAACACCACCTATTGTAAAAACACCTGATAGAGTAAAAGTAGGTGATTCTAAGCCCATTAAAGTTAAATAAACTTAAAAAAGCTCATCAATTGATGGGCTTTTCTACAATAGAGAAATGATATGACTTTAGGTATTTGTAAGCTTTGTCGTGAAGAAAAGGAGTTACAACGCTCACATGTAATTGGAAAAACAGTTTTTAGCCGTCTTTTACGTAAATCTGTAGGAAATGCTGCAATAAATATCTGTTTAAAAGATAGAAAAATATCTAGGAGCAATGATACTTGGGATTCAAAGCTTTTATGTAAATCATGTGAATCATTTTTTAATCGTAAATTCGAAGACTATTCAATTCATGTATTAAGGAAAGAGCAAAAAAGTGTAAATACTATTGAAAGTGATCTTGGAATCTTTTTTAAAAATGTAGATCAATACAGACTAATACTCTACCTTTGTTCAATTTATTGGAGAGCAGCTTATTCTTCACATTCTTCCTATGATGGAATAATTATTGAAAAAGAATTAAGTCAGTATTTAGTTAACGTTTTTTTAGATAAATATAAGTTGAATCCTAAAATTATTTCAGCACGTATCAGGTTGGTTAAAGATGGAAATGTGGGAAAATTATCCAATAGTCCAGTATCAATGATCATCAATCCTTATCATCAATTAAAAGCGAATGGCTATGTTTATTGTATGTACTATGAGGGTTTTTTTTTCGAATTGTTTATAAGATCTACTACTTTTAAGGAAAGATTGAAACCAGGTTTTTTAAATCGATTAAATAAATCCCTTTTTATTCCAGTTGTCGATATAAATGAACTTCCAGAAATTTCTGAATGTATTAGTGAAATAAGAAGTATTCATAATGAAACTCCTGATGAGGCAAAATTAAGATTATAAGTAGTCAAAACATTATATGATGGGGAAGTAATCCCAATTGGAACTTGAATGAAATTTTGTATTGGTGGTGATCTTAACGGCAAAGTAGTAGATTAGGATGTTTGTTCTTTTAAAGCAGCAGATATATATCCAGAGAAGAAGTCAGAATATTGCATTCAGAGTTATATTCTTGGAGAAAAGCGATTAAGGTTTTGGATTTGTTTTGATATAGATTTTCATGAAGCCTCACAAATCGTTGAAAAAATGATGAGAACTAAACTTTAAAATATATATTGATTAAATTCGATATATATTTTATATTATGTGAACTGTTTATCGTTAAATGCCTTAATTGGTTTTATAGTCCGTACTTTCCCCAAGGTACGGACTTTTTTTAATATTAAATTATAGTTAATCTAGCTAAATTATATTTTTTTAATACCTCATAGTTAGTTAATTCTTTTAATTGCAAAAATCCAGCACCATGTCTCCATTGGGGAAGGTAAACAGCTCCCCAAACACCATTGTCTTTACTTTCGTAGATAGTTTCAATAAAGCTTAAATCTTCAAATTTAAATAATTTAACAAGCTCATCATATTTAGATTTTTTTTCAGCCTTAGAAAAAATTGTTAATGGGCGGGGTCTCCAACCTTTATTAAGTGCTAAATGAGGCCACCACATTATATGTGTTTTACTTTCTAGAATTGATATTGCAGCTGATTTAAGATAAAGAATTATATCTATATCAACTAAATCATCAAAAGTCACAATTTCGTTATCAATATTTAATTTTAGAAATTCACTAATAGGTTCAATTTTATCTGGGTAAATTCTTTTAAGATAATTAAGACATTCTGAAGGTGCGAAAATCTCAAAACTTGTAGAACGTTCCCTAGAGTGAACTTTTAAATGCTTTGGAGAGTAGATATAAATTTCTTCAAGTAAATCTTCTATAGCTGAAAGTTCATCATTTTTTAGATAGACTGCTAATGTGGAAGTAAATATTTGATAAATAATTGATTCAAAAAGTGAAATATTTGCTATGGAGTATGATTCATTAGGTTCAACTTCTAAAAACTTTAAAGATAATTCTAGAAATTTTTTAAAATGTTTAAAATGTTTTTGATCAGGGGCGTGGATACATAAAGAATTTAACAGGTGTTTATATTCTCTTATATGTGGTTGAACTAAATTAAAGTTTTTTAGAAGTGCTTTTGAAGCAAGTTCTTCATCATTTTCAGTAATAATTAATTTATCTAACTCACTTAGAAACTTATAAAGATAAGTATTGATTAAACCGCTAATATTCGATTTGCCTTTTTCGATTGCATCTAAAGCAAAACGGTATTCCGTATTAGTTCGTAAGGAAGTATCATTGGCATCTTCAGTTATGTAACTAGGTCTTTGACCTGATCTCTTTGGACGCTCATATTCAAATCTTCCATATATCCAACGGACAAGTTGTTCAAATTGATTTGGAAAGTTATCTGAGTCAGATAGGTCTAAATATATTCTACTTGAGTAAAATACTGGTGGTTTTGCCCCAGGTTCAGCGATAACTGCAACAATATCTTTAGTTTCTTTTCTAGAGTAAAGTTCTTGAGATAGAATGGTTGATTCTGTTCCAACACCACCTGATCGATTATTTGCTCTTTCTGTATACTTTTGATCAATAACCATAATAATTTTAGTAATACTTGGATCTAAAACCATGCCCTCCATGAATGCTATTGAATCTTGTCCAGGTCTTAAATCCCATTTATCAAAAATTACATGTATATCTGCATCGTGAAGAGAATGAGCTAAATCATCTACCCATTTTTCATGCTCTGGTGTGGTCCAGCTATATGAAATAAATACTTTTGGTTTTTGATCATGTATTTCAGTCATTTTAAGTTATCTTGAAAATTAGAAGTTGTGATTAATTGTGAATAATTCACTATAAAAGAAAATAAAATTTAATCAATTTATATATAACAACTAAATTTAAAATTCATTTTTATGATTGGAACTGTATCGAACGGCACAATAACATTTAATAAATAATCATTTAGATAAAATTTAAATGAGTTTTTCCGAATGTCATCACGTTCAAAACGCCGTCAGTGGAGTGAATTTTTCTCTAATAATAAAAGACAGGAACTCTTTAAGGACTTCAGTGTTTCATCAGGTAATGACAAAGTTAAAAAGCAAAAAACTAGCTCATCTAAACATGTGTTTTTCCCGTGCCATGTAGAAAAAGAAAATGACGGTGAAAATAGTATATATAGGGGAAGCACAGGCGGTGTTATCATTTCTGGTAAGCAATACATCACTATCAAATTGCCTTATGGATTAAGCGCTAACGAGATTTGGCGGGCTACAATTGATCAGAATGGAAAGCAAAGAAATAGTCTTTCAGTAGGTGCTAAAAAGTATAAAGACAAGGTTCAAAAACAATATGGACCTATGTTTAGAGCACTTAAGTTAAATGCTATCGATCAACTTTGTGAAATACGGTTAATTGTTCAACCCCCACTTAAAACTCGATCTTACAGCGCTAAGACATATCCACGATTTGATATTGATAACTATCCCAAACTTATTATTGATAGTGTCAAAGGTGATGGCTTGTTATTCAAAGATGACAATATTTTCATAAGTGAACAAATTAAGCTGGCAGAACCATGTGAAGACGGTTGTGTCTGGCTTTCTTGTGTTTTTACAGATGAAACTGATTGGTTATCTAAAACTGTAGATTTTGATTGGTTAGCCGGGAGAAGCATTTAAATGGCAAAAAAGAGCGATTTGCAACGTCGAGTACTTATCGGTAGAAAACTTGCAATGGCGCGTGACATGGCTCAATTACGTCAAGAAGACGTAGCATTAGAAATATTCGGAACACCTCATAAGAATCGAATGAGTGAAATAGAAAATGGTAAGTTAATGCCAGATGCAGAATTATTATCTGTGCTAAAGGAAGTCTATGAATCTTCACCTAAGATTACATGGCAAGGTTTAGTTGATCAGGTTGGTGAAGAGCTCAGTTGTGAGATGATCTTAAAGACCAGTCAGAAGTTCAAGCACGGCGTAGTTCTGTTATTTCGGGTGCTGAAGAAAGAATGGCAATTGCAAAAGCAAATATGAAAAAGAAAAAAGAAGAGGCGTTTATGCGTAAACTCGCCCTTGTAGAGGCTGGTGAAATTGAACCGGAAGATAACTAAAAATATGTAAAAAATGCGCTGGAATATGGTTGATTATTGAATATACTATTTCAATGAAATGTAGAATAAATTCACTTTAATCATTAGGAGTCTTTATGCAAGAAGATGACGGTTTTCCATGGTGGGGTTGGGTGACGGGAGCGATCATTGTTGCTTTCTATTTTTATTTATTAATGCCTGAAGTTTCGAAACTTTCATATTCATTTGCAGAACATGTTGCCGCACCAATATCTGTAGCAACAAATAGTTCTATAGTTGATATCTTATTAGCAGTTATGCTTTTTGCGATTGTAATTGGGTCCGTAATTGTTCCTTTTTGTGCGAATTACTACCTAGTTAAAAATTTACAAAAATAAAGTTAATAGAACTTAAATTTTAATAAAGCCTGCCTTAATGGTGGGCTTTTTTGCTTAACAAATAATCACATCATCACTTATTTAAAAAAAAGTTTCCGCGTTTTGGGTAGAGCATGACTATATTAGAAATAACCAATAACTTTTAACTTTATAGGAAACATGCAAATGTCATCTAATCGTATTACTGCAAATGAAGCATCAAACCTAGCAAACAGTACTAACCAATTTGATAAAGATTATATTCTTGATCAAATTGATAAATCGGTTAAGTCTAATCTTAAATCTGGTTATACAGTTGTGCTATTTAATACAAATTCAGTGTCTAATCTTGAAATGGAGGCAGCAGTGCGTCAATTGCAAGAAGATGGATACGAAGCAACTGCTAGTCCACATACTACAACCACACTTAAATTAGAGGTTAGATGGCCTGTCTAGGAATTATATTAATAGGAACTTAATAGCTTTTTATTGAAAATATTTATCCAAAATGCCCTATATCAAAATGGGGCATTTTTGTTATGACAGATTCAAATCACAATAATCCAGTTTTATCTTATGATGAGCTTGGCTTCATTATTGGCATGAAACGAGTTGAAAAAAAAGTAAGCACGATTGATTCAAATATTGAAAAGATTATCGAAATTCTTACCCAAAGCTTTGAAGAGCAAAAAGCACAATTTGCTAAGCCTCAGCCAAAACTGACTGAATTTCAAAAGATGCTTAATGCTGTCAATAATAGACCAGCTTTAGACTTCGAAGATTTATTAAAAGAAAAAGCAAATCCAATCACACAGTCTTTTGTTGTAGCCGACAAGTTTGTGAAAGACTTTGCTGATGTATTAGAGCAATCAGTTAGTGACCTTAATTCAGCAAAAAAAGAACGAATCAACCAACCTAAGGTACAAAAGCCAGCTATAGAAATTAATAGCCATGAAGATTTGGATAAGATTGTAAGCACATCTACACCAGAACGTGACGAGAAGGGCCGTTTTGTTTCTAATCAAGAGGACGTTAAAAACCAATCCGCTATTAGCAAAGTTGCACAAACTATTACCAAGGCCGTAAAGGGTGTGATGCCGAACTCACCACAAGGTGTTGATCCTACACTTGACGCAATCAATGAAGTTGGTCACTTACTTTCACCTGTACGCCGTGCTGCTGGTTTAGCGATGCGACCATTAACAGGTTTTATGCGTAGTAGAAAACGGAATGAACCATTACCGCGAGAACAAGAAAATCATAACCGCAAGCAAATAAAACTATTGCAGCGTATAGCTGATAATTTAGCGTCTAAAGGTAGTTTGCTTGGCTCTATAGGTAAATTACTTACTTCCGTGTTATCAGCTGGTGGGGGGCTTCTAGGCGGTACTCTAGGCAAAGGAAAGAAAGGTGTAGGGAAATTAGGAAAGGGCTTGGGTAAACTTCTCAAGTTTGGCCGTGGTCTACCCGTAATTAGTGCACTTGCTGCTGGTGCATCATTGTTAGATTGGAATGAACAAAGTACTCAAGAAAAGGGCGGTACTGTTGGTAGTCTTGCAGGTGGAGTAATTGGTGGTACTGTCGGTTCTTTATTTGGTCCAGTTGGAACATTAATTGGTGGTATGTCTGGTTCTTGGATAGGTAATAAGCTAGGTACCGCAGTTGCGCCGTATTTTAAAGAATGGACGGATTCATTAATTGCTGCAGATGTACCAGGTATTATTAATACTGCTTGGAAAGGATTTGTAAGTTATGCATCTAATGCTTTTGATCAGGCTAAAGGTACTGCTTCAAAAGTTGTAGAAGGCGTTAAAAATACTGCTGGTGATACCTTAGATTTCATTAAAGATAAATTTAACCGATTTAATCCATTTCATGATGGTGTTCCAACATGGGGAATCGGTCAAGGCGTTTATAAGCCGGGTTTTGGTGCAAATAAAAATGTACCTGCTTATGGTTCAACTGTTTCTCCAATTGGTGAAAAAACTAAGGAAAAGCAACTTGCAGTTTACAATGCAATGAAGAAAGCTGGTTTTAATGATAATTGGGCTGCTGGTTTAACTGCTTCTGTTGGTAGGGAAAATGACTACCAAGATAAATATCTGTTTGGTAAACACCAGGATAAAGCTGGTGGTACGAATATGGGTATGATCTCTTGGCAAGGAGCCCGTAAAGACAGGCTTACGGCATATATGAAGGAAAGGGGATTACTAGATGCAAACGGTAATATGGTACGGAGCCAAGCAGCTTTAGATGCACAAGGTGCATTTATGAAGCATGAAATCGAAACGAATCCTGAATATGCTTCGGTTAAAGCTTATATGCAGAATAATCCAAATGCATCAAAAGAAGATATTGCCCGAGTTCTCGGCACAAAATATGTAAGATGGGCGTATGGGCAAACAAAGCTTCGTAATGGAAAGTCATTTGATTATAGACCACATTTAGAAAAGGAATATAAATACAGAGCTAACATTGATAAATCTGTACAGGAACAGAAATCCAATCTACCTAAAGAAAATGCCCAAGCCGTAGCAGGGTTGAAATCAAGTCATAGGACAATACAAGAGCTAAAGTTGCTAGTGTTTTAAGCACCCAAAAAGCTATTGTTCCCCAAGCTACTACAAAAGCAAAACCTTCATTAAATAATCAAAGTAAATTATTAAATAATGTCACGCCGTTTAAGCAACCTTTAAATACTCCTAACCCACAGGAAGTTGTTGTTGTAAATCAGAATAATGGTAACATCGGGCAGAATGTTAATGACCGTTTCCTTGCTCATGCACTTACTGGTGGCATTGGAATGTATAAGAATGAGGCTTAATCATGAAAAGACTTTTAATTATAATTGCTACTAGTTTGATGGTAACTGCAGTAAATGCTAACCCTTTAACAGAGTTTCCAAAAAATGCACAAAATGCTCAGTATCTTGCATCATGCTCAGCATATATAAATCAGTTTTTAATTATTGATCGGAAATTAGGTACAGGTGTGGTGAGTCCAAAAACTACAAATACAGCACTTACTAAAGTATTTGCATTTGGATATGCCTCAATTGCTTTATCAAATCAGCAAGAATATTCAAGGAATTACACTAAAGCTTTATTGGATATGAAAAGCACAGAAGATAAGTATTTAAATGCTGGGGCTTCTAAAATTAAAGAATATACAGATTATTTGTCAAAGCATGTAAATGAATGTGTTCCTAAATCTACTAAAACAGTTGAAGCTTTGCAGGTAGAACTTACCTCTTTTATGCAAGCTATGAAACAACCTGAACATCAACCTTTGATGAAAGGAATTCAAGCAACTTTATCTAAGACGAATCAAAATCACATTAATGCAAATTAATAATCGTCTATAAGAAAAAGGGATTGAGTCATTCAATCCCTTTTTTTAATCAAGTACGGTACATATCTAAGTATTTTTCTTCTGAAATATTACATAATAACTTAAAGAAGTTCTTTCTTGAATCTGGAGTAAGCTCTTGACGAGGCAAAGGTAGAAGTTGATCTACTGCACCTAATGGCCCCCAAGTTGAAGTAAAAGGAACAGGAATATTAATAAAATAAGCTTTATCAGAAGTTACTGCAGCATCTAATACATCTTTTACTTCTCTATATCTTGGGTATCTTTGAGCTGTTAAAAACAAACCGTCAAAAATTACATAAGCATTAAATTCTTCTAGTTCCACTAAAACTATTGCGCCCATCAATGGAAGGTTCGTTTCAGGTCCATCATTACGACTAAAGCCTGGTGTAGGTTTATTATGTGTAGCAAAAAGAAGTACCTGAATACATTCAGGCATTTTTATATATTCTATAAGATTTATACAGTTTTCAGTTGTATTGCCATGAGTACCCCTTACAGCAAGATATTTGTCTTGTTCATGAAAAGCAGCATTTTGAAGATTAGCGTGAGGCAGATATTCATTTAAAGATTTATTAATATCTTTAGTTTTTTTAATGATACTTCTTAAATTATCAAAGCCACTTTGATCTATATCTGATTTCTTTAAATCTTTGTTAATCCGAGGTAAGCGTATTGGAGTTGCAGGAATCAAATCATTTGAATAGTAGTAATCATTTAACTGTTTTTCAATCTCATCTAAATCTATCGGAGCAAAGCTTTTTTCCAGTCGAGCTACAATGTCCTGATTTATGGACCGGTTTAATTCTTTAGCTGAGTCGGCAATCTTATCTTTCAATTCTTGCGGCATTCGAACTTTATATTCGACACCTAGATGTTTACTCATAAGAAATTCTAAAGCAGTGAAAAGTTAAATAAATAATAATGAACCCCAGTGGGGTTGACAATAGGGGAAGGGAATAATAAATTTAAACCATCCCCAGTGGGGGTGACCCCGAGTAATCTTGCCGGATCCAACTCGGGGTCTATCAATAATCACATGAAAAAAGGATATTGATATGTCTAATTTATCATACATACCACAAGTTGTGTCATTTCACGGCAGGGAACTAATGATTGTCGAACATGAAGGACAACCATACACCCCTATGAAACCTATTGTTGAAGGAATGGGTCTTACATGGCAATCCCAACATCGAAAGCTCACGGAGAATAATAAGCGTTGGGGTATCATCAAAATGATGATACCTACTATGGGTTATTTGCAAGAAGCAATATGCTTACCTTTAAGAAAGCTTTTAGCATGGTTAATAACAATCAGTCCCAACAAAGTAAAACCTGCACTACGAGACACAGTTATTATGTATCAAAACGAATGCGACGATGTGCTTTGGGATTACTGGACAAAAGGGCAGGCAATCAATAACCGTCTTACTATTACGCCTGAACAACAACATGCACTGCACGAGATAGTTGATCGCCGTGCTGGAAGGGATCGAAGCTTAAGAGCTTCAATGTGGATTCGTCATAACAGACATTTTGGAATTGCTAAATATAGCAAATTACTTTCAATCCATTTTGATGAGGCGAAGCAGTATCTTGAGCTCTTGCCGTTGCAAGAGCTAGTTCCAGCTGAAGCAGATACACTTAAACGTTTAGAAAAGTTTGTAGATAATCTCGCAGCTCGTTATCCAGCTCTTGAGAATCCGTCGGCATATGAAATTGCACAACAGATAGGTGAGAAGCTAAAGTATCAATCTCCTAAAGGGCCTAAAAACTTTTGGATATCAATTCAAGAAAGCGGCGCAGTTTCTGTACAGCAATATTCACTACATCACACACCCGTTAATGTTGTGCAATTGCGTGAACGCTTTAATCAATTGTGGGATTTCTTATATAAAGATGAGGTGCTTGAACTCGGGAAGGTTTTAAAACGCTTTCCTTTCGAACCTGTGAATCGATAAGGGCTTATCAAAATATAAAGATGTCTAAATAGGACTCCCCTAATAGAAAGCCAGCAAGTATCTGGCTTTTTTATTACCCGAAAAAAATAAAAACTTTAATTTTATTGATATTTTCAATGTAATTGGTCATATATTTCTTGAAAATTAATATTCATATATGCATAATTCGCGCGCGTTTTAAGGATTATGTTAATGACAACAACAGCTTATGATACTCATTTCATGGCTTCCGACATAGCCTTTACAGTGAATCGTACAGAAGTTACTCTAAATATTCCTTTTAGGAAAGTGAAACGTTTGGGCGATATTGTATTTGGTATGGCTGGATGTTTATTTTGTATGAGAGATTTTAGTGAGGCTCTTATTGATTTTATCTTACAAAATAAAACACAATTTGAGCTTCCGATATCTATACTTGAAAAAACTAGCAGCGATTTTATTGCATTGATCTACTTAAGTGGTTCTTGCCTTAAAGTTTCAAAAATGGTAAACCACACAGAGTTTACAATAGAAAACATTACTAATGTTCCTACTGTAATCGGTTCTGGGAGTTTACATACTCAACATATTATTCAAGATTGCCCTAATGCGATAGCTGTTGTTCTAGAAGCTATTAAATATGATCAATATACTGCAGGGGAAGTTAAATATTGCAGTATTAAACGAGAAGAAGTTCATAATTTGGAAGCGCCTATCATGTCTACAACTCTTAATAATCAAATACAAATGTTGCAAACAGAGATTGCTGAAACAAATCAACTTGTTGGAAATGGCAATACTTATCACGCTAATACTGAAACATACCATCATGGTGAACCAGTCAAAATTTCTACTGAATTAGGTTTACAAATGTTTCAACACAGTTTAACGAACGTCCGAAATAAATTAACTACTAATTAATTTTAAGTAAAAAACCTGCATATGCAGGTTTTTACTTTTAAAGGTTATGAAAATTAATGGAACTTACTTAATTCTCAGAATAAATTTACTTAGAAGATAACCTCATTGATATGAGGTTATTTTTCATGGGCAGTCTTAATCTTGCAGCTGTTACAGCTACTACTCCATATATTAAAAAGATCCAATCGGCATTAGAAAAAGCTACGGGCCAAACCATCGTTACACCAGAATTTCGCAAAATTAAGCGTGTTGCTGGTGTTAGCGTTTTACCAGTTGCATTTTTCTTTTCAGGTGGCGCTACGCTAACACTTTATGTTCGTGCTTTAGCAGATGTGGTCAAGGCCGAACTGAACGACAAAGTAATTGTGCTATCAGGCGATTTTAGTGATGACTATAAGCCAACATTTGAAAACGCCGTGAGTTGTGTAGCTAAACTTATCCGTGAAGCACAATCAAAGATTCAAGAACAAAATAAACGGGATAAAGTCAGTTTGCCGCCGCGCCGTACTTCTGTAGATCAGAAAATTAAAGAAGTACAAGAACAAAAGCTAGATGAAGATTTAGCAAAACAAACCGCTCAGCGTGACCAACTGAAGGAACAAATTGAACATGCTAAGCAACAACTTGGTATAAGTTCGGAGGCTGGTCAATCCGAACTGGGAAAGCCTGAATTTGATAGTGCGAGTCCAATCAAATCAGTTACAGCAAATATCACACGTGGTAAAGCTGCAATGAACAAAGCCATTATGGAAAAAACCACAGTGCATAGAGCTATGTATCGGAATGATCTAGGCTGGGTGGATTTTGAGTATGGCAGTGATAAACAGGGCATTAAGCATATTATCAAGCGCCGTATGGAAAGTGATGGCATGACATATGATGAAGTTGTGCATATGCTTGTGGATACTATTGTGCAAACAATCGCTCAAGGTAGTACCCAACGGCGTACAGAACGTGGATTATCTACAAGAATAAATATTGTATTTAATTCGCATGAATCGTCATTGATTAAGCGAGAAGGTAGTAATGCATGGCTGCTTACAGCTTTTGAAGTGCATTAAAAAAGCCCGGTAGTTAGAGATGGGTTGCGACATCTTCTAACCTACACTTATGACCCTATACGTTCTCGTGTCATAAGTGGAGCGGGCTTTGTATATATAATAATCCATGCATTTCTTATTTTCAAATATGGAACCATTCACGCTTACATATATACAAAAGCAATACCCTTAATACAGTTCTTATTAAGGGTGTTTTTTATGCAAATTCAAATCGGTATTGATATTGTCTTAATTCTTGCATTTTTAGTTTATCTTTCCGTTGTTACTGGATGGAATAGCAAGAATAAAGCTGCGTATATTAAACAATTCCGTCATGTGCCTATAAGCCTCTTATTTAAAGAAATCAGATATATGTATTTCATAAGTATGGCATGTGTATTGATCACTATTATTCTTGTTGATTGGCGAATCTATAACGTTGCTTCATATTTTGATGCATTAAGCGTTTCATTATGGATATTCATAATCTATTTCACCATTTTTTCAACATACCAGATCGGCACTGCAATACTAGTAAAGCTTTTGATGATTTTCAGTAATAGAGTAACTTCTTAATGATCACATCTAAAACAATTTTAGACATGGTTGAGTACTGGCTTAATCATCCGGTCAATGGGAAGTATGGTTCTGATTTTGGTGCACCTCTTTATGATTTGCTAATGGCACCTTTAGACTCGAGGGTGGCGGATAGTTTTATCATTAAGATGAAAAAGGATCTACCAATATTATCTGAGCTTAACTCTGACCAATTAGCACTGTATTCACAAACCGAAGGATTTGAGACGGTTCATATTCATTTAAGCATCATGAATGTGAATTTAGATCTTAATCAAGTAGCAGACCGATTGGGTAAATCAGTAACAGGTGAGACATATGACATTAACGCAAGCTGATTTTGAAGCCCAGCTCCAAGCAGCGATAGATGATTATGAGATTCAGGAACGCTATAAAGCTCAAGATCCACTTGTCGTTCACCAGCTGCGTTCTATGGCTAGTTTTTTGACTGCATTTGGTCCAGAAATCGATATTGCTTCAATTGAACCATTTACCAAAACACGTGACCGCTCAATTATTGCGGATGCTACAAATAAAGGCATTTTGCCAATAGGTACGCCGTGTCAGCACTTAATTGAAATTATCAACCGGTCAACAAATGCTGTGAGCTTAAGTCAAGGGCGAATGATTGAGGACCATAGCGGCGGTAGAGTGTGGCGGTTGCTTCAATCCATTACTGTTAAAGCTGGTGAAACGGCGGAAGTAATAGCCGAACAAAGTGAATACCGTGAAATTAAATATGTTGTACCAGTTACTGAAGGGTTCCATAAATATCGAATAGACCTTTTAGAGGACCTTTCACTTGCAAATATTTCGATTAAGCAGGGCAATAATAACTATGTAATTAAGCCGCGCTGGATGAATGTTGAACCAGGTGAATATGCTGTAACTGTTACTACAGATAATCTAAGAAGATTGTTTATTGAGTTTGGCGATTCTGAGAGAGCTGGTCGTACTCTGCAAGCCAATGAAACGGTAATAATTGGAATTCTTGAGACATACGGGGAAGTTGATGTTAATCGTTTAAAAGATGCGGCTTTACTTGATGTACTTTCTAATGATGAACAACGCATATCAGTGCGTTTTAAAGCTGGTGGAGTGATTAGAGAGGGCGTAGATCCGTTAGCTGTATCTGAATTACGTTTATTATCAAGCTATCCATCGCTTTACGATGAAGATGCTGTATTTCTGGGTAACTTTGACTATGCGGTCCGTAAAAAATTCATGAAACGGGCACAGTTTATTTCTGTTTGGAATGAAACTTTGCAAGAGCAACACTTTGCCATTACATACCGCGACATTAATCATTTAAACCTTGTGGTGGTTGCCAAGAACCCAGCTGAACAAGCAACGTTAGAACAAGATATCTGTCGGTATATTGGTTATTGCGATAACTTGTATGAAGGTAAAGTGAATGTACATGAAGTTGTAGAAAAGCCAATTGAAGTAAAAATTAAAGGCTCTTTGGCTTCAGTACATAACACAGATATGGTTAAGACACAGATCAAAGAATTACTTGTAGAACGATACGGGCGTGAATCATTGAGCTCAAGTCGTTGGCTGGTTAATGGCTTTAATACGCAAGAAATGGGGAAGCTGATTCATCAATCAACCATTGTTTATACTCATCTGCGGTACCGCGCTCATAGGCAAGCTTGATTGCCATTGTTCGGCCATTTCCTGATTCAATAACTAAATCATCACCAGTTATCGGTGCTCCCGTGTCTGCCCGACCTGAGCGGCCTAGGCTTTCGGGGTCTAAATCATTAGCAGTTTCCTGTACCCATGCTTGTGAGGATTAATGACAATATTGTGGCTTTCCAAGACCGGATGAGTGACTTTACCATTATGCTTTCAAATGAGTTGAATAAGCCTAATGAGTGGGTGTATGTGACAAAAGACAGCATTACTGTTGAGTTGGAACGCACCGCTGATATTTCGGGGGCTACATGGACTCTATAAGCTTTACTCGGCCTATCGATGAACACTATGTAAGTACGGGCTTGCAAACCGCACTTGCTAAAGCATTTAAACAAGTATTTGCACAAAACTTTGAGCAGTCCATACAAGATTTATTGGATTATGGTTGTCCTCATATCGGTAATAAAACAGTTGTAGAACGGTTCTCTAAACAAAACGGACTTGTTGTATTACGCCGAAATAACACCTCTGACACGTTAATGCGAATTATCTATGCCAATTGGAGCAGCATGGGTAATAAAAGAGGATTAGCGTTTTTAGAGTTTGTTTTACGAATGTTGTGGGGGAAAGATCATTTTCAGATTATCCGGCTATGGCATAGCTTGGAAAAGCTAAAAGAATATCCAGCCTATTTGTCTGATTTTGAAAAGCCAAATTACTTCTTAACAAGTCGGATTAGAATTGTTTTAGATAAAACTGTTGATGCAAATGAAGTGGTAGAGCTGTCACCGATATTACGGCGTTTAGTACCAGCCAATATTGTTGTTAAGGTTCACTCAATGGCATTTGATAGAGATTTAAGCGCAACAAGCTTTGCAGCTGCAATAGCAGCTAAGCCTTATGAGATTTATAATTTAATTTAAATCAATGAATTAAATAATATTTTTTTATTATGCTGGGGATTTATCAGATTAATTTCTGAGGTAACCAGCATTATTTACAAAATAATATAAATGCAATTGATTCTTAATTATTATTGATAATGATATTAATTTGCAATAAAGTTTATAAATTGTGTAGCACTTTCAAAAATATAAAGGTCATAAAAACATGCATTTGAAAAAAATTATTTCTATATTAGTAACTACAAGTATTGTTAGTAGTTCGATATTAGCTGTAGAACCGATATATGTTGGTACTTTACCGCCCTTAACATTCTACGGTACGCCAGATCCTGTATTGGACATAAACCAGATTAATTCAACCTCACAAATCTTTTATCAAGATATGCATAAAGGAATTCATCCTTTTTATAATTCGAACCCAACAGCTAGTTTTTTTAAGAATGATGAATCTAGTGATTGCCAAACTCCAAATCCAGTAAGAATTAACACGGGTGAGAAATTGCATGAAGAAGCTGTTTTTACAACGAATTGGGAAATGCCGTTAAACTATTCTGAAATTTATTATTCACAAGATAAAGATAGAAATATTGAAAATGACATCGGTTTTAATCTATCCATAAAAACCTTTGGAAAAAGATGGAAAAATAATTATGAAGTAACAATGAATGAGGCTGGTGTTTATATTTATCAAAATAAAGTAAAGTTGGGGCGAGAACTGGCAGATGGTTCCTTTTCTCTAGTTAGGGAATTACGAGGTTATGATCAAGTTTCAAATCCAATTTATTTACCAAATGGTGACGTTGAAACATATGATGTTAGCGTCATTGGTACACAACCATTGCTGCATAGTGGTTCTTTAAAAAGTAGAAAAAATTTACACGGTATTGGATGGGTTCAATCAAGAGATTCAGCGACATGGATCACTACGATTACCCACACGAATGGTAAAACTATTAAAATAAAACCCATGGGTAATTCTACAACTGAGATAACTGATCCAGCAGGTAATGTTTATACATTGAAATCGAATGGTCAACGTCTAATAGAAATTGTATACCCAAATAATTTAGGAAAAAAAACATTCCATTATGGAGAAAATGGAGCAAGTGAGAATCAACTTACTGGAATTTCCATTGATGGAAAGCGTTATTCAACTTATATCTACGATGGTGAAAGAACAATACAAAGTGGCCGCAGTGATGGAACGCAAACTTTTAAATTAGAATATGGCAATAATTATACTATTGTAACTAATCCTTTAGGTGCTGTTTCTAAGTATATTTATACAAATGATAATAAAGATAAGTTGACTAAAATAGAACGTAGTGGTGTAAATAATTGTCCAAATAGTAATGCTGTAACTAACTACGATAATAATGGATATGTTAGTTCTGAAATCGATTGGAATGGAGTTGAAACTACTTATCGACGTGATGCAAATGGGTTGTTGTTAGAAAAAAGTACACCTGCGAGTAAATCACTTACCAAATACACTTGGCTTAACTCACCATATTTAATTAGTAAAGTCGAAAATCTTAAGAATAATATCGTGACATCTGACATCACGTATTCATATTATTCTTCAACTGATACTGCTAAAAATCGAATTAAAAGTATTAAATCTTGCAGTAAAGTTGGAACAAATACATGTAAAACAATAGGTTATGGTTATACATTCCATAGCAATGGTATGCTTAAAGATGTTGCAATAAATACTAATGAAAAAACATCAACTTATACTTATGATGCTATAGGGAATCTTATTCAATATAAAAATCCTTTAGGCCATATTACGACTTATTCTAATTATGATGGTTTGGGTAATGTCGGTAAAATTACTGATCCAAATGGGTTTGTAATTGAGTTGAGCTATGATGCACGTGGACGTGTCATTAGTAAAAAGGAAACACTAGCCAGTGACCAAATACGTACAACCACGTATCAATATGGAGCTTTTGGAATTACGCAAACAGAAACTAACGGGATGCGTGAAACGATTAATTATAATGATAACGGTACAGTTGCGAGTATAACAAACGGGACAGGTAACACGATCTTAAGTGGTCAATATTTTACTTATTCTAAATTAGGAAAATTATTACGTGTAGATTATAAAGAGGGTTCTAATATTCGCTTTAGTCAAATGAAAGAGCATAATCAACTTGGATGGACGACAGCAAATAAGGGGAATAACGCGCAAAACTTCACTTATGAATATGATGGAAATGGAAATATAATCAAAGAAACTGACTCTTTTGGAAAAATCACTATATATACTTATGATGCAAATAACTATTTAACAGAAGTGAAAAGACCAGATGGTTCAACGACCCAATCAATCTATGATGCTAATGGTAATCTGACGTCTATAAAAGATGGTAAAGGTAATACTACAAGTTATACCTATGATGGTTTTGGAAACTTATTATCATCTCAAAGCCCAGACAAAGGATTAACAAAATATAGTTATGATGTCGACGGAAACGTAATTCAGCTGACACGTGCTAATAATATAGTTACCACATATACTTACGATGCATTAGGACGACAAACTAAAGCGCAAACAGGTAGTCAAGTGCATGCATGGGTATATGATAATTGTACAAATGGAAAAGGGCGTTTGTGTGGCACATCGGATGGAACTAGTTCATCAGGATATGGGTATAACAAAGCTGGACAAATGATTGTTCAGACCAGAGTTATAAATGGTACAAGTTATCAAACTAACTGGGCATATGATAACTATGGACGCTTAATCAGTGAAAGCTTTGCAAATGATAGCTACAAAGTTTCATATGGTTATGACACTTTGAGCAGAATTAATACTGTTAAAGTTCGTATACAAGGCGCTGATAAAGATGTAGTAAAAAATATTACTTATGAACCTTATGGTGGTATTAAAAGTTGGACTTACGGGAATGGTTTAACACGTACAACTAGTTTTGATAAAGATTATAGAATTACTGGTATTAATACAGACTCTATCCAAAAGTTAAGTCATAGCTATAATACCAATAACTTGCTAAGCAATGTTGATAATAGTCTGGAAGTAAATCGATCAGCTACTTATTCTTATGATGCTATAGGACAACTTACTAAAGCTGCTTCTACTCAATATACAGAAAGTTGGACTTTTGATAAAAATTCAAATCGAAGTACTCGGGTAGGAAATACAAATCTAACTACAAATTATCAAACTAATATTGGAAATAGATTAGCTAGTACGACAACTACAGAAGCAAAAAGCTTTACCTATGATGTTCTTGGCAACCTAATTAAAAAAACTGGTCACGGCGGGACTGTAGACTACAGCTATGATGGCTTTAATCGCCTAAAAACTGTGAAGGCTGGAAGCAACAGTACTAGTTATGACTATGATGTATTTAATTTAAGAACTAGAAAAACTGGTGGAGCTGGTAACGTAAATTATATTTACTCTCCCGATGGTAGATTATTAGGTGAATCAAATACTTCAGATACAAATATCAGTACTGCTTATGTTTGGTTGTATGGACAGGTAATTGGTGTGGTCCGCAACAATACATTAAATTTTGTACATAATGATCATTTGGGAAGACCTGAAGTTTTAACTAATCCCTCTAAGACTGTTGTATGGAAATCTCAAAATAACAGTTATGACAGCAATGTGATTCAAAGCAGTATCGGACAATTTAACATTGGTTTACCAGGTCAATATTATGATGTGGAATCTGGCCTTTGGTATAACTGGAATAGATATTTTGATGGAACTGTAGGTCGTTATACACAACCTGATCCAATTGGATTAGCTGGTGGAGTAAATACTTATACATATGTAGGTAATAATCCTGTGAATTTTATTGACCCGTATGGTTTATGGTCTTTAAGTATTGAAGGTTATTATGGTGTAGGTGGTGGTGCTTCAATTAGTTATAACAACGGCACCTTAGAAGTTCTTGGAAAAGTAGGTGTTGGACTTGGTGCTGGGGTAGGTCTTGACCCAAATGGTAAACCCTCTAAACATGCTTTAGATTGTGGTTCAGGCGCTATCGCAAGAACAAATTCAAAACTAGAAATGGGTGCAGGAATTGGACCAATAGAAGCTACACTTTTTGGAGTTTCAGGATATACAGGGAATGGACTTGTACAAGCAGAAAAAGGTGGTGATTTTCAATTCAACAAACCTCAATTAGTTATACCTGGAGTTACTGTCGATCCTTCGAAAAAGTTTTCATGGCGAATAGGTGCAAGTGTGGGCGGCAATGTTTCAGCAGAATTCGGTCATTATTCAAATTGGTAATTATCATGAAAAAATTTATTATTTTCGCTGTAATAGGTTTATTAATTGCACTAGTAGTTGAGCAAGTATTTGATAAAGCAATGAAGAGTGATGAAGATACAAAATACATTGAAAAAATACTTTCTGATGACTCGAAATTAAAGAAGGATTACGGAGAGGTTGAAAGCTATAGTATTGTATCTAAAGGGAGGTTTTCTGGTTCACCAAGTGTACCTGCTCATAACCATTATAAAATCCGTATTCAAACGAAAAATCATAGCCAAGTTATATTTCTTAATATATTTAAGGATGATTCTGGAAGATTATTAAAGTATGAATACTCTGATTAATTATTATATTTTGGAACTGTTGAGTTAACGCTTAAATACAAAATGATTTCATAGTCCTGTTCATTAGTTCAGGACTTTTTTATATGCAACAAGCTCAAGAAAATGTTTTAGTAGGAATCGCAGAACCTATCAATGGTCAAGGAGAAAACTTATTAATTGATCATTTCTTAGGATATGCAAACCAAGAATTAGAACCACAAGAAATTGATAAACTTGTAAATGGGGAAGCGGTAGAGGTCATTACAGCTTATGCTCAGGGCCATTACTATAAGATTTCAGCAAATCCTGAAAACACAAATGCAAAAGATTTTGAAATTAGTATCCACTTTCAAGATGGGCCAATTTCAGACCATGGCGTTAATGGGGTTACAAGTGAAGCTTTACTAAAAATCCTTATTCATCGTACAAAAATCTTAGATGAAAATTTCCCAAGTGAATTTAATAAACAAGCCATCGTTTACATGGAAAGTGCTTTAAAAGAATTCAATAAGCGTACTGAAGAACGCCGTGCTCGTGGTGTTGCCGATACTCTTGTTAAGTAATTGGGTGAAGTATCCGACTGTTCCAACTCTTGTTGCTGCTCCTAATAAAACGTTTTTAATAAAACAAATTATTAAAATGCCTAAGGGCACTTATTTATTACCAGTTGGCAATGCTACAGGTACGGGTGGTTATTTACGTGTACTTGGGAATAAGGAAGGAACAGGTAAGTTTGAGGTTTATTACTCTGTTGTTCAGTGTGGCTATGATGCGCCTGCAGTTATCCATGGGCATTTCCGTGTTATTGCTGGCACTAAGCTGATTACTTTGGCTTTAGCAGTGAGCAGGTCCAAGCAATAGCTCAACCAATCTTGATACGTATTCGTACAACTGAGATTGATAGAGCTCAATTTGCCATAGATGCTAACCAAGATGATAAGTTATCTTTTACAGCAACTGAACGTGCTAAAGCTGATGCTAAACGTTTAGATGAGAATTTACTGGCTCTTTTTAACCCGAGTGAAGATGGCGATTTATTAGCAGTAAGTAATCAAAAGTTTATTCAAGGTTTTTTAAGTAAATTAGGTGATACAGAAGCTGCCCAGTACACAACGAAAGATAAAAAACCAACACAAGCACTGATAAACAGAATCAAAGCCGCAATTTTCAGTAAAGCGTACAATGATGATCGTTTGTTAGAAATGATGGCTGATCATACAAAACCAGATCTTCAAAATATGCTTAATGCGCTTGGTGTTGCTGCGCCTAAATTTATTGAAGCGCAAGCTATAAGTCGTGGAAATATTCAAGATATATCGGATCAAATCGTTGATGGGATGGAGCAGGCCATAGATCAGCGTGTTGCTAATGCAATTATTGATGCAGCAAACACCATTTTATCTGCAAAGCAAAATGATCAAGATATTGTTGAGTTTGTAAAGCAGCAAGGGCTTTTTGAAGATTTGGGAGAAGGTGTTGCTGAGCTCGCCGTGTTTCTCGCCAAGAATAGCCGCAGTTCAAAAAAAATGAGTATGTTATTTAAAGCTTTAGCTGAATTTGCAGAGAAACAGGCTTTAGATAGCAGCAATGTAGGTTTGTTTGGTGAACCTGAACCAGTAAGTGTAAAAGATGCTATCCAATATGCACAACAAGTGCTTGGTGATGATTTCATTAGTGTGCAAATGTACGATTCCTTGGTTGATTCCAGCAGTTCAAGTAATCCTAAAATAATTCGATTAACGAAAGAGGGAGCTGAACGTTTCCACAGTGCTTTGAAAGTTAAAATTGATCAAAGTATCAATAGTTAATGAGTTGATGAAATAGCTAGGCCAAATAACATTTCTTCTGAGATCGTTAAGAAGATTGATTAATTTAAGTAGGTTAACAACATAAAGTTAACTGCTTGAAACTAGATTTATAGAAATACGCTCAAAATGAGCGTATTTCGATTTCAAATTGAGTTCTTTTAATTTAATCAGATTTATAATTTTTTCTGAAATTTTTTGGCAATGTATTCGCATCAAAATTTATTAAACTTCTGGAAAGTAAAAACTTCTCACCAACACTTTCAACTATTCTTCCGTGCTCATCTAATTCGAAATGAGCAATTTGGGGACTTCTAAATAGAAAATCTGGAATAGGATATTTAGCGTATGGATTATGAAAAATATATAGACCATCAAAGATAGACTCTGAATATTCTGCTTTAGGGATTTTTTCATGAATATCAGGAATTAATGTTCTTTCGGACTCATTTGATCTTGTATAAACAGCATTGAATACGCATGATTTATTTGCCTCAGATACTTCAGCTAAAGCTCTTACTTTCCCCCAAGTAGCGTAGGGATTATAAATAACTGCACTAATATCTTCGTACTCGGAATTGGTAAAAAAGCCTAAAGGGATTTCTGCACCGTTATCTTTTTCTATAGAATCAATCCTTTCTTGAGGTATATAGTTAAGGTTTTCAGAAATTGCTTTTTCCTCATTAAAGTAAATTCCATAAAGAACTGCGAATAGCCCGCGATGACCTATAAAGTGGGAATGAGGGCGATCAAATGAGTTAAGCCCTAAAATAAAAGGTTTACCTGCTACATGAGATAATTCCTTATAAGATTTTTTGAATTTTTGAGTCTTAGAAACAATTGAGTTTGCAATTCTTATGATTGACTTCCTATTAAATTCTTTGAAATCAATATTAAAATTTATATGCTCATCGGAAAAACCATATGCTGCTAAACCGTCTTTCTCTGGATTTGCAATTGTTGCTTCAATACAAAAAGAGGAATTATTTTTATTGCAAACAAAGTCTGGAGCATAATGGGTATAATCAATGTTAACATTTTCTGTATTAAGAATTTTATTTAAATATAGCTCCCAAAAAGATGATTCAAAGGTGGTTTGAAATTCTTTAATAAACTTATTATCTCTATCTATAAATCCATTTGCCCAATCTAGAATTACATTTCTTTCTGAATAAAGATCCTCATTTAACAACATTTTAAAGATCATATGTTGTTTGTCTTCTTCAACGATAGGTATAAATAAATTTTCCATATTTAAACTCACAATATTAAGATATTAAATTTATATGGTTTTTTTAAAAATATTCATCTACAATATCTGTGAATATTTCAGAGTCACTCTCATCATATGTATTGGGTAAATCTTTCCGGAAGTACATTTCTTTCCAGATAATTTTTATTTCATACGAAAGTTGTGGGTCATATTCTTGGTAATATGCTCCTTGGTTTACAGGTCTTATTACCCCAATTGCGTGTATGGATGGGCTATTACTATTAATTTTAAAATATTTTCTTAATAATTCTAAAGAATTTCTTTGAGAAATCATTTGAGAAATTTTTTCTTCTCCATCAGCAATTGTGTCATAGTCTAAATATTTATCACCATTAATTCCGGAATGTGTAAGAGGAAAGTGTTGATAATCAGAAACTAATTTTTGAATATGTTCAGGATATTTAGAACATATTTTCCAAACAGTCATTTTACTATCACCATAATTACCTTCTTCATTTCCTACTATTCCCAAGTTAAAAGTATGGCATCGGCATTTATTAATTCTTCTTGTTTTATCATTTATATACTCATAACCGCATTGTGCTAAAGGATTCGCTTTGTAGTAAAAATGATCTTTAAGGTTATAAAATTCATTTAAATAACTAGCAATTAAATCATAATTGTTTTTCATAATTAATATATTTTCATGGTGTAATGCTGCTTGCTTAGACCAGTTGTAACTACCAGTTATAATTGTATTATTATCTATAATACAAAATTTATTATGCATTAATTTATTTCTTCTAGCTTTAATTGCAAATACTTTTACATCACAAGAAGGTTTAATATAATTTTTATAATTTATTTCATCATTGTTGTATATTACTTCAATTTTCACACCTTTCTGGGAAATTTTATTAAAAATTGGAGTAAAATTTTTCCAGTCTATCCATGCTACACATATGTAAATTGATTCTTTTGCTTGCATAAGCTCTTTTTCAATATGTTCAGCTATATCATCAAAGTAAGCGTTTACTTCTATAAGATCTTTATTTTCCACAATTGTATCTACTTAAAAATTCTATATTTATTATAACTAATTTTAAATAGAAAATTTTTTTGAAATATACTTTAGTTTAATAATGTTTTTTTTATTGGAACCTGTCTTTTTATAACTAACTCGGTTTTTTAATAATAGTCTTATCTTGAATGATAGGGCTTTTTTATGTCCAAAGCTTTAGCTTATGCACCAGCTGTTAATACAGCTAAAACAAAGTTGCCCAGTACTGAATCAGATCCTTTCTATGGCTCAATTTCAAAGCATAAATATGCTGAATTTTCACTTTGTGATAAAGATGGTAACCCAGTAGCATCACCAGTTATTCGTGCTTTGTTGACAGACGGCGACAAAAGTATTGAGAGCCAATGGCAAACTCCATTTGAAAATAGCAATCCAGAACTAAAGATGCCTATGTTGATGGCTAACTTGCAAACTGGGCAAATGCTTCAAGCTGCAGCTACTTTAGGAGAAAACTCACCCTTTATTTCTGCATTAAGCGATATGGCATCAGGATCTTTAGCAACGGCTGAAAATGCACTTAAGAGCGTTGAAGGGCGAACAAATTTAACTAAAGTGAATACAACTCAAGTATTCCTATCTACATCATCAGTACGTCTTAATTTATCAATCTTTTTCTTGGCCTTTAGTGATGCAAAATCCGAAGTTGAAGACAAGATCATGCAGTTGGAGGCTTGGAGCGTACCAGTATCATTATCGTCTGATTCTACGCTGCAAAATGTCGTTAATGATTCAAATACAACCTTAGAAGGCTTGTTTTCAGGGGTTATCCCACCTTTCGTATCTCTCACTACTCATGGCAAAACTTATAAACCCTTTATTCTTGAAAGTGTTTCAGCACCAATAGTCGCGCCAATTGATGAAAAAGGTAACCGGTTAAGTTTAGCTGTCAATATTAGTCTAATGAGTCGAACTGCATGGGACTCAAAGGATATTTACTCATTATATGGAGGCAACTAATGATTACTTTTGATCCTGTGTACGTTGGTGAAAATACCTACCAAATGCAAGAGCTTAGTTTTGAGCAATGTCTCAAAATATCTATCATTGCTCCAAATTTTAATGAAAAAAGACTTTCAGCTTTTCTGAAATCAGCATTAGACAATGTGGATCCTTTACTTTTATCAATTCAGGAACGGTATTTATTGCTGCTTAAATATCTTGAAAAACAAAGTAATACTATGTTGGAGGTGAACACTGACTGGTCTAAAGTTTTCCTTCAATCAGAAAATAATTGGAAAACTGAAACTACTCAAAATGGAATTACAGTTAGACAGCTTATTGGAATGGAAGTGGAGTTCTTAGAGGCAAATTGTAAGAACGTCGCTGAATGGATTGCCTGCATGATGGCTTTTCAGTTGAGTTATTCTAATCATGAACACTTAGCTTTATTGCCGGATAGAACAAACCCTCAATTATTTGAAGAACAATTTAAGCAGCGGCTAAATTTCATTAAGAAAATGCGAGCTAGTGATTTTGATTTGTGCTATCAAGACTTTAATAATTTAAACAATGAGTTATTTACTCATTTACGGTTAAGCGTTGATAACCACGGTATTTTAGTGGAAAGAGGTGCAGATGACGCGCCTGCACGATTTCGCACCGCTTCCGTCTTTACAGGAATCATCAAAGAGTTGGACCGATCTTTTGCTTGATACTGCAAGTAGTATTTCTGAAAACTGCCCAATGCCTTTATCAGATGCTTTAAAAATGCCTTTGAGTTTTGAAAGTACTTACTTCAATTCATCAGCATGGGAAAACCGCAAGAAGTATTTAGAAAACGAAATTGAACGTCACAACGTATTCTTAAAATTAGGTCAAGAAGTCATTAAGGGATTAAATGCCCTAGCAAGTAGAGGCAGATAGTTTTCACATAGAAAAGTCTGAGTAATTCGGGCTTTTTTTTCGTGCTTTGTGTTTGGAACCTTACTCCAATTAGAACAACAACACTTGCAAAAATAACCACAAATGAAACGTGGGGAATAGGTCATGTCTGATCATCAGGCAATTGAAGTCACTGTCACAACTTTTGCTAATAAAACTACTTTCTGGAGTGGTTTAGCAAGTGCTTTTGGTTCTTTAACTTCAATTAATTGGTTGAGCTATACAGGTGCAATTGTGGCTGTTGTGGGCCTATTCATAAGTTTCATTTTTCAGTGGAGACGTGACCGCAGAGAACGTAAAGAAAGTGAATTACGTGAAAAAGAAAGCGAATTACGAATCAAAGCTTTAGAGGCTTTAGAGCAAGATAATTTACGAAAGAGGAAAGATGAGTGAAGTTAATTGAAAACAATGCTTGGCAGTATCTATCTGTTAAGTTACCCGCGGTAGGTGCATTCATCATGCTAATTTTATTGCCGGCACTACAATGGGGTGTTGATTATGAAGTTATTCCTGAAAAATATCATGCATTTGTTACTGGTACTTTAATGCTTGTTCTGTCATGGATTGGTAAGAAAATTTCTCAACCACGACTTAACGGCCCGCAATTAACAGGCCAGTTAGTAGGAATCAACACTTTAATGAATATTCCTACAACGACAAAGTTTGACGAATTAGCTTGGATGGCTGAAGCAAAAAAACACATTGGTCTGCAAGAAATACCAGGTAAACAGCACAATCTAACTATTTTGAAATGGTTAAAGGAGCTAAAAGCTTGGTGGGCGGATGATGAAACAGCGTGGTGTGGTACTTTCGTTGCTCATTGCTTGAAATCAGCTGGAATTGCTTATCCTAAGCATTGGTACCGTGCATTGGATTATGTGAATTATGGTACCAAATTAGCTAAACCAGCTTACGGTTGTGTAGCTATTAAAACCCGTAAGGGGGGGGCCATGTTTGCTTTGTTGTAGGACGTGATAAGTCTACTGGAAAACTTGTTTGCCTTGGCGGTAACCAATCCAATAAAGTGAGTTACGCGCTATATAGTGATTCAGATTTCCAAGAGTTCCGATGGTATGGACGTACACCTCAGCCAGCAAGTAAACGTTATTCTTTACCGCAATTAAAGGGCGTAACAGCTACTAGGGTTTCTGAAGCCTAATGAAGTTACTATTACTGAGCTTTCTTTTATGTGGTTGTACGGCACATACAATTAATAGCAATGTAAATGTCACAATTTGCGTTAAAGCGATTTAAAAAAAGCCCTGAATCATCAGGGCTTTTTGAATTCAGTTTTGAACTTCTGCCTCATAAATTGTTTTGAATGCGTTCTTCAGTTTTTCATCTTGTGTATCCGCGATGAACTTTTGCATTTTCTCTTTGTATTCCAGATGACCAGCTTTGTACTTAGCAAGTAAGTATGAAAACTCGCCTTGCTTATAGTCAGGATCTGTCTTGTTTTCTGGTTTATCTAGTGCCGTTTTCAGAACAGTTGCTGCTGTATCAAAGCATTGATTAATTGTTTGCTTGTCTTTTTGTTGCATAGTAAAGATTTGGCATTTAGCTAGATACAAAGCAGGATTTTCAGGCTTTCTTGCAATTTGTTTCTCATTTAAAGCCAATGCTTCATCATACATCTGTGCAGCTAAGTACACATTCATTTGAAGCATTTCTCGCTTGCCCTGATCTTCCATTGTGTTGATTTCAGGCAGTAACTCTTGCATTCGTTTTTTTAGTACCTCTGGGCTCTCAAGAGAATACTTCTGCACATACTCATTATGTTTTTCCAAAATCTGCTGATCTCTAGCAGATAGTTTTTTAGGCGCTGGTGTTTCGGTTTTTGCCGCCGACTGATCTGTGCTTTCAGAAGCTTTACTACACCCACCCAGAAGTGCTGTGCCAAGAATAATTAAGGTAAGTGTCTTTCTCATTTCTTCCGTCTTGCTGCTGATGTAATTGTAAATTCATGCACTACATGAGGTGGATTTGTAACAACTGTTCCACCATCAAACTTGGCATCATATTTCATTGTCAATTGAACTGTGATTACTGATAAGTCTGGGGGAGGTAGTTTAATTTCGCAACTACCGACAGGTTGCCTATCATTTTCCGTATTCCAATATCCCTTTTCCACTCTCAATCTCACAACATCACCTATCTGCTTTTTGTCTTTAAACAGACGCAATGCTGCTTGAGGGTAAATTGTTGCATCCCCTTTTAAAGCAGGGGGTAGTAAAGTTGCAGTCACGAATAGATTTTGTTTTTCAACTTTATATGAGACTTCAAATGTACAAGCACCGGACATAGCCTGCATAGCTAAACCGAATAACGTTGCTTTATCTTGATCGTATGGATATAGCCAAGGTTTAAACGGAACCATTGTGGTTTTAGTGTTCTCTATGTAGTAATTCTCGTACTCATCTTTTACAAAGCTGTCTGTTGTTGGTTGTTGAGACATTGGAGCGGGCGTGGATTTAGCTGCAGAAGATGCACTTCCACCACCATTATCCTGAAGGACCAAACTTTGTTTTGGTAACAATTTGCAGCCGCAAGATAAGCTATCACCGGCACGAGCGGCCATCTTGCCAAAAATATTCATATGTGGATCGCCGGATACGATGGTAGCCACAACTTTATGTGTCGGGCATGTTGCTTTGTCACCAGTACAAGCGACGGGAATGCCGTCAATTTGAAACAAACTGTTCCCAGAAATTACTTTACCGCCACCAGTGGTCGGGCAGCCTATTGTTATATAAGGTGTTGCCAAATCTTTTCCTTCTTATTTTCTTGAAGTGACAAAAGAATATCAAAGAGAGGGTAGACAATACTGTATATTTTTTATTGTTCTGACCACCCAATTTTCGAACTGGAAAATTTCTTAATTTAAAAAAACAATTTAAAGAATAATTTTAAATTTTTCTTAAGCCTGATCTTAACGTTCTTATAAGCCTTGAATTAATAAATTCCTTTATATCATTCATTGCATCTCTTAGCTCATAAAGTTCTTGTTTCTGAGGTTCTATCTCACTTATTTTCAGAATAATAACTTCTAATTTATTCGAAAGATTCTGATACTCTTCTTGGAATGATATAAATAATACTTCTGATGAAAAACCTTTATTACCTATTTCAGATAAATGATTTAAATTATTAAATATATTTGAGCTTTGATCTTCAATCTTTGAATATGATTCTAGAAGAAAATTAAAAAATTCAAGTTTCTCCATTATTTTTCCATTATAACGTGCAAGTGGAAGTTTTATATTGTTTATTATTTTTTCAAAATCCTCAGCATTCATAATGACTTTATTAATTTGTGTACTTCTTTGGTTATATTCTTCTTGCTCTCGCCAATCATTAAATAGTTTAGCCGCAATGATTGCCGCTCCAAGGGTTGCTAAAGCTGAAAGTAGACTTATTGTTAGTGACCAAGCCTCTTTAAGGGGAGATTCAATGTCATTATAGGAATACAGCCATAATGTAAAAAAGAAAAAAATGATGCAAATGGAAGTAATCCAACCAAAAGTATCAATTAATATAACTTTAATTTTTTGATTCATAACTTAGGGTGTTTTAAAAAAAGCTTATTTTAGATATTCTTAAATATAAATCTAGCCCACTTTATAAAAAAGAGCTTATAATTTTGATAGGAGAAATGAGCAAAAAATTGCGCAAAATTGATAAGAATCCTTTAAATTTGAGCAGAAATTTGCTCATTTAGTTATTAAAGGTAGTTCATCCCATTTAAAAGGATTCTTACTTAATTTATCCCGTGACATTGACCAGTTGCGGCCTGGTACATAACATGTACTTATACCAAGTTTTCTCTTCCCGAATTTTGTGTGTGCGTTATCTAGTGTTTTCATCAATTGTTCTATTTTTCCATTATTACTAAAAATTAAAGGGCAGTCGTAACCAGGATAAATATCTTCTTTATAGTCGAATGTAGGTTCGAAAAGATTAAGAAGATGTACTCTGTCTTTTCTTATAGGTTCGTAGTTTGCACACATGAGATTATCCTATAGTTGTTCTTATTTTCAGATATATAATTATAACCAATATTATTAAAAAAATAATAAAATATGCGTTGAGTTTAAGTTTATCTATCAAACGATTTAAATCAAATTTACCATCTAATACTGCATTATCTTTTCTAAGGGATTGAATTAAATTTTTTTGATCATTTCTCAGTTTTTTTATAGAGGTTTTATTTTTAAATGTATTTTGCAAAAGATGGGAAATATCATCGACATTAAAATTAAATTGTTTTACTTTTTCGTTAATCTCTTCATCTGGTATGTAAGTGAAATCTAAAATCGGTATTAGAACTTCTTTTCCACCAAAAATGATATTAAAAATATTCTTTTTCTCATTAAATATTTGGTCAGAGACCTTCTGTAGTTCTGCACCATAATCTTTTAAAAAAATTAATTCTTGGTTGCAATAATCATTTAATTGAATTAACTCATATAAAGTATATTCAATAAGGTTTTCTTTCCAATTATCGTTATTTTTTAAATCGGAAATAGAAAAAGTATTAGAAAGAGGGATGCCAAATTTTGTATAGAAATTTTGAGCAATCTCTTTTGTTTCATTGTTTGGCTTGAATTTGATAGCATTGACAGTTGTATTAGATGGAAAATTCTTAAGAAAATGGACAATATGATCCATTGCGAGGCTGCCTACACGATAACCACGGATTTCTTCTGGGTCCAGATAAATTCCTCCATGACCTGATGTAGTTTCTGGTTTTGAAATGCTTGCAGTTAAACAACCATCAAAATTTTTAGAAAATGACCCACAAAATGTATTGTTTTGCTCATGAAGTTTGCCATTTCTATTCAAAAATCTAATAGAAATTATTATCTTAGCTTCTTTAGTTTGGGAGCTAGTTTTAACTTCAGAAACCTTATTAAAAAAAATCCAACCTAGGTAATCTTTATTCTTTGGTTTTAACTGGAATATACCAGTCTCATGCTCGATATAAATATCATATCCATCACTTTGAGTTTTTTCTTTTGTCTTAATCATATTTGTCTAAATAGAATAAATAATATTAGAAATTAGATGAGTTTATATCTCATAAATACAGTTAGATGTATTAGTGCCGGACTAACATGCTCAATCCACAATACATTTCCATTAGTATGATTTGCTAGTCATTACAACGACTATTAATGAACTCAATAATAATGGCTAGACATTCTCTGGACCCTTCAATTTGATCCTTTAGATTACTATTACCTATATGCTCTTCCTGAAAAAATTCATCAGCCATTTGCCATGACTTAATAACTTGAATTACATCTTCTTTAGTCCATTCTCTAGCTTGTCGAGCTATTTCATTTTCATCAAAATAATCAGCCATTATTAATTACCTATAATTCTTTTCATTTTCATAGTTTAAATAATAGTCAGAGAGTTAAGTTTATCCAACCATTTTCTATAGGCTTCAATTTGTTGTGGTAGGTATTCATAATAATCATATGTACCTTGTTCACCAGGCATTACATGCCCAATCATGAGTTCAGCAACATCACGACTCGTGAATGCACTAAAGTTTGTACGAGCGGTTCTACGTAAATCATGAAGTGACCAGTGGGGCATATGATAGTTATAGTGTCTTCGCAAACGTTCCATAACATTCGCTGCAAGTGAATTTGAGGAACCGTGGCCCATTGGTGTTACATCATCATCATTTGTTAAGAAGTACTCACTATCATTCAATGACATAGCTTCAACAATTAACTCTTCCATTTCGGGCAAAATTGGACGAACAATTTCTCTACCTGTTTTTTTCCCAACTTTATTATTTTCAACTGGTACGATCCAAACCTTACGCTTTAAATCAAAGTCACTTTTTAGAGCTTTCCTTAGTTCGCCGTTACGACAGCCATACATTAAGCATAGCTTCAAAAAGATCTTATTTTTAAGTAAAGCTTTTGATTCATCGATAGCCTTCCAGACCATGGTAATTTCTTCATCAGTTAAGACACGCTTACCTCGATTCTTTTCAATACCTAGATCTTCTTTAGCATATATATCTGATAAAACGTTCACTTCCACAATTTCACGTTTTTTGGCCCATTTAAGAACTTGCTTTGCGTTAGTTAAAATTCTTTCAGCGATTGAAGGTACTTCTTCTGCTAACTCTTCAAGAATTGCTAACCATTGCTGCAACGTAATTCTTTCAATTGGTAAATCACCAATTTCATCGAAAACATGATGTTCAAATGATCTTCTAATATCCTTGGCTGACGTTTTCTTTTTAATACAGTAACTTTCATACCAATCATCGAACACTTCTTTAAGTGTGCTCGCCTCGATATATTTCTGTTGTTTTACACGTTCTTCAACTTTAGGGTTTTGACCTTTATCTAATAGTGAACGCATTTCACTAGCTTTAATACGCGCATCTTTAAGCGAAAGGTGAGGATAGGTACCTAAATCTAGTCTTTCAGCTTTTCCAGCAAACCGGTACCGAAGCTGGAACACAACTTTACCTTTAGGTGAGATTCGAACACTCATTGCGTCACGATCAGCAACCTCTTCAACTTTCTCACGAGCCTTGCCATTATTGGCTTTAAGCCATGCTTCTGTTAAAGCCAT